AAACTGTAACGATGTAAACACACTAGGATCTGGAGATTGTGCTGCTTGTGGACTAGTTTGGTCTCCAGTATTTGGAGAATGTATTCAGCCAGAAGTTACTCCTGTAACACCAGTTACTCCTGTAACACCAGTTACTCCTGTAACACCAGTTACTCCTGTAACACCAGTTACTCCTGTAACCCCAGTTACTCCTGTCACTCCAGTTACACCATTTGAGCCAAACTGTAATGATGTAAATACATTAGGATCTGGTGATTGTGCTGGTTGTGGACTAGTTTGGTCTCCAGTATTTGGAGAATGTATTCAGCCAGAAGTAACACCTTCAGTAACACCTTCAGTAACACCTTCAGTAACACCTTCAGTAACACCTTCAGTAACACCTTCAGTAACACCTTCAGTAACACCTTCAGTAACACCTTCAGTAACACCAGTAGACCAATACGGCTGTCCTCCAGGATACGTATGGAACGCATCATTTGGTGAGTGCATAGTAAGTTCAGTAACACCAGCCGTCACACCTGCTGTTACACCAGCAGTTACACCAGCAGTTACACCAGCAGTTACACCAGCAGTTACACCAGCAGTTACACCAGCAGTTACACCAGATGCCTTCTCTGCATTCGGTGCCTTTGGTGCCTTCTCTGCATTCGGAGCCTTCGGTGCCTTCTCTGCATTCGGTGCCTTTGGTGCCTTCTCTGCATTCGGAGCCTTCGGAGCCTTCGGAGCCTTCGGTGCTTACGGTGGAGGCCCAACACCTACATCAGTTGGTCCTGATACATTAATTTTAACAACAACTGGATATGCCATGGCAAAAGATCTTAAAGTAGGAGACACACTTGTTTCAACAGATGTTCCTGGACTAGGAATGTCATTTACAAAAGAAGAAATGATAGCATGGACCAATAATCCAGACAATTTAACAATTGTTCCAGACAAGACAACAACAGTTAAAATGGTTGGACTATCAAATGCTCCAGTTGTTGTAATGATAAATGGTGAAACATACTCAGGAACTCATCATTTACTTACAAAGAGAGATGATGTTGCTCAGATGATCTTGTCTGCAGACCTTTTGACTACAGACAAGTTGTGGTCCACACAAACAAATACCTGGATTGACATAGTTGATTTGGTTGTAACACAAATTGAACACCAGGTTGTTTCTATTAACTGTGAGCCACTAGACATTTTCTTTACAGAAAACTTCCTGGTATACGATGGATACCAGATAGATTACCCACTGCCTGACCCAGACTCTTCGGTAGAATAATATTTTATTATTTTATAATTTAAAAAGGGGTATGGTAGAATTGTATTATGTCAGGGAAAATAGATAAAATAAAAGAAATAATAGAAACCAATAGGGGCTCTGCTGTTGGTCCAATGGATCTTATAAACCCAAATAGCGAGTGGGCAACTGAAGAGGTTTCATCTGAAAGATATTCTATATGTAAAGCATGTCCAGAATTAATTAAATTAACAAAGCAATGTAAAAAATGTGGCTGTTTTATGGCTGCAAAAACAAAACTACAACAGGCAACCTGCCCAATAGGAAAATGGTAATGAATAAAAAAGAATTAGTTCCAGGAGTTGTTGTTTATTCTAACGCTATGAACTACGATGGATCTTTGGTTTTTGATATAGAAGAAGGAATGTCTAGTGCAAAAATAGAGTGGCAGTTAGCAGGAGTAAAAACGGGAGACGAAAACCCTGGTAACAACAAAGAACTAAGAGATACATTTGTAGTATCAGTGCCATACAGTGAAACAGAGATTAAAGAATTTGTTACTTTACGTGGCGCATTCTCTTCATCTCTTTCAAATCTATTCCTTGAAAATCTTGGCCCACTTGAACACGACTACAAGTTAGGCTATGGTCTTTCTACAACCTGGCATGATCAATATAGCATATTAAAATACGGAGTAGGTCAAAAATTTGTTAATCATATTGATGACCATAAAGATTACCATAGAAGGATGTCGACAATATATTATATTAACGATGATTATGAAGGAGGAGAAATTGTGTTCCCAAGATTTGGAATAACCTACAAGCCAGCAGCAAATGATTTTCTTGTTTTTCCATCAACATATGTTTATAACCATTCAGTCCTTCCAGTTATAGAGGGAACAAGGTACGCAGTTGTTAGTTGGCTAAAATGATTTTATCTTCTTCTGGAATTACACAAGAAAAATTCTTAGATTATGAATTTGATACTGTATCAGTTAATAATTTTTCTATAAAAAATGATGATGGTCCAGTAACCTATATTCCTGGAGAAACTTATTTATTTCAAACACATTCTGCATACGGACATTCACTCGTTGATGTCTATGCTCAGTTTAAAATTTTAAAATTAAAATATAAAGATATTGAGCCATTCTTTTACAAAACCTATGAACAAGTAACTAATAAAATAACAATCGATCAGATAGATTCCCTTGGTTATAAAAATACATATATCTTTAATATTTCAGTTGGTAACTATTCTTTTGAAAAAGTAATAATGTTTTTTGATATGAACCTTACATTTCCAGATGAGTTTTATTCGAGCAATGGTGCCACAAGAACATTAAGATATTTTCCTTTTTGCAATTGCTACTTAGGAACGCTTCCTTGTGGAGAAAGCGAATACTTTAAATATAATTATTTAGCAATAGATATTTTAAAAGAAAGTTTTAAAGAATTTTTTAATGATAAAAAAACAGAAAACATATTTGTTTCAAGAGAAAGATATAACGATAAATACAAAAAACAAATAGATCTTTATTCAAGTAAAACTGTCTTATCTGATAAAGAAAAAGAAATATATGATATGGCAAAGTATAGATACTCTGATAAAGATAAATATATACAAGACATATTTAAAGATAATGGATATACAATTATTTATGCAGAAGATTATAGTTTAATAGAACAGATAAAAATTTTTAGTTCTGCAAAAAATATTGCAGGACTTTCTGGTACTTGGCTATTTAATTCTTTTTGGGGAAACAAAGAGACAAGTGTTTTTGAAATTTCAGCAATACCAAATCACAGATATCACTACAAGCAGTTTGCAGACTACGCTGGGGTAAAACACTACTATATCAATGTTGTTAATTTATCTGAAGAAAAAACAGTAAAAACTATTCAAGAAAATATTGACAAAATAAAAGAAAACGCTTTATTACAAAGAATAAATACAACTCCAATAATTGATATGAGTATTGTAGATCAAGCACGAAAAGAAAACAGAATTCATATTTTTAAGAATGTTTTTACAGATTTGCCATCTTTAGACACCTTGATGTCTGTTGTTTCACAGTATGTTGAAGAAGACTTGCAAAAGTTTCCAGAAAGATCATATCTTTTAACTGATTTTGTTGAAGGAGAATCTTCTGACATGAGACTTAAGTGTAGATTTTGGTCAAGGATGGCCTTTCAACTTTACGATACAGAAGATACATACATGTCAATAATACCTGAGTTGGCTCCAGTTACAGACTGGGCACTATCTCATTACTCTGCAGATATTTATACTGGTAATTTTGGTTTGGTATCTTTAATGAAAAACAGAGGCGTAGTTGGTAGCAAGCATAGAGATTATGTTGACCAGTTTCAGTGGGTAGTTAAAGGTGAAATGATCTGGCGCACAGGAGAAAATCTAGAAAATGAAACTCATGTTGTAGAAGGTGATTTTATCTTTGTTCCCAAAAATCTTGCTCATGAGGTTGAAACAATAAAGGCTCCAAGGGTAGCAATTAACCTAATATTAAGAAACTAAAAAGCACCTACAGTTTTCCCATAGGTGCCTTTAGTTTTTATAATTTACTTGGGAAATTTAGACATCCAAAACTTAGTCCTTGGAGTCATGCCCTTCCAGGCAGTCCAGTTCTCTCCACCATTACTCATGTGGTGTGCAATCTGTGCATTTAGGACTGGGTTAAAAAGTTCAGCATTTGACGATAACTCAAACTTGTCTCTGCGGTCATTACCAAGAGTGTCGATCATGTTAATCTGGAAAATTCCATATGAGGAATCTCCAGTGCTTTCATTTCCGTTAAAGGCAAATGGACGGCCATTAGATTCTTTCTTTGCTACAGCCCAAGCCTCAACAAGGTTTTGACCCTTGAAGCCAACTAGGGATAGCATCTTCTTTAGTTCTAAATCTGTAAGAGATGTCTTGTTTGCAAAACTCTCCAACATTTTTGCCTTAGAAACCAAAAAAACCTCTTTCGAGGTGGTTTCCGATGTCTGAGCCTGTTCTATGCTCAAGTTGTTTTTAGTATCAAGATCTGGGGTAGCGTTGGCAGCATTAGAAAAAACACTGACAAGTGCTACGATACTGAGTGTGCTAATGATCTCTTTGTTTCTTTCGATAAATTTAATCATAGTTTCCTCCTTAGAAAACAATAACACCCTGGTAGGTGTTACTACCAAGTAT